TGCCCCGGAACAAGGGCCGCACCATGGAGTGGCGCAAGTGGAACACCATTCCCCCGGCCATGAAGGCGCTGCAGGAGGGCGTGAACCCCCGCGGCCGCAAGCTGGGCGAGACCCTGGTGACCAAGATGCTGACCCAGCACGGCGACTTTGTGGAAAAGAGCGACATCCTGGATTTGCACGCCGTGGACGACGTGGGCGTGGGCGCCACCAAGGAGCTGGGCAGCGCCAGCGCGCAGACGCAGGATCTGCTGATCCGCAACGAGCTGCTGAAGGGCACCAACGCGATGATCGCGGACGAAGTGGACGAGAACGGCGACGCCACCGAGGTGGCCGTGCGCTGGAAGCTGAAGGGCAAGGCCTACCTGACCGGCGACATGGTGGCCCAGGCCGTGACCAAAATGGAGACCGACCTGGTGCCCCAGATCGAGGGCCGATACTACGTATGCCTGATCCACCCGTACAACAAGTACGACATCCGCAAGGATCCCGACTGGACGAACGCGCACCAGTACGCGGCGGTGGAGGAAATCTTTAACGGCGAGATCGGCGAATTGCACGGGGCGCGCTTCATCGTGACCACCAACTGCAAGGTGTGGGCGCCCAAGCCCCTGCTGAGCGAGAGCCAGCGCTATCTGACGGTGGCGGCCTACAGCGCCACCGCGGCGGACACCGCCACCGAGGGCACGGCCACCAAGTACCGCATCACGGTGAGCGAGACGCTGGACGCGGAGACCGGCAAGAAGCTGGTGGGCCGCAGCGTGCTGCTGGAGACCAGTGGGGACAACGTGGAGCTGCTGTACATTGCCGGCACGAAGGCGGCCAGCAAGTATCTGTACCTGGAGGAAGCGCCGGTGAACACCCCGGCCCAGGGCGACTATCTGAACCCCGGCGAGGGCGGCAAGGAAATTCACACCGACGGGCAGCAGAACGCGGTATTCGCCTGCACCTTCCTGGGCGAGGACGCCTACGGCCTGGTGGATCCCGACGGCGCGGGGCTGGAGATGATCTACCACGACAAGCGCATCGCCGGCGGCCCGCTGGAGCTGAAGAGCACCATCGGCTATAAGTTCGAGGAGGCGACGGCCATCCTGTACCAGGAGCGCATCCTGCGGCTGGAATGCCTGAGCAAGTACAGCAAGACGGCCAAGGACGCGCTGGACAAGTTTGAGGACGAGGAGTACGAACAGTACGCCTAATCGGCGACGTACACTTGGGCTGCCGCCCGCCTTTCACTGAAAACATGCCACAGGCATGTTTTCCGGGCGGTCAAGGCTCGCCTGCGGATTTAAATGGGGGAACTGTGGTTCCCCCAAACCCCCAAGAAGAAAAAGATAGAACGCCGGGGGCGGGCATGCGCCCGTCCCCGGTTTGCGAAAGGAGGAGAGAACATGGCGAAGAAGGAAGAGCAGCTGCAGGAGCAGCAGGAGCAGCAGGAGCAGCAGGAGCCCCGGAAGATCATTGACGTGACCAAGCAGATGGTGCACGTGCGCACGCCCTACCCGCGGCCCGGGGAGGAGAAGCAGATATTTGTATCCGACGGCCGCACCAACTGGACGGTGAAGCTGGGCATGGATGTGGAGGTGCCCTACAAGGTGGCCATGATACTGCACCAGCACTGGGACGCTGAGGTGCGGGCCTACAAATTCGAGATGTTCAGCGCCGAACGGCTGGCGCAGATGGAGTAAAGGGCCGCAAGGCTTTTTGCAATATACGGAAAGAGAGGGACAAGGTATGAAGATGCTGGCAATCGTGAACGGCTACAAGGGCGTGGGGGCGCTGAAGGATCAGCCGCTGCCGCTGCGGGCGGCGCATCAGCTGTACATGCTGCGGCGGGAGCTGGAGCCCCACGTGCAGTTTGAGATCGAGCAGGAAAGGGAGCTGCTGAAAAAGCTGGGCGCGCTGAACGAAGGCGGGCAGGTGGAGATCACCGATCCGGAGACGATGGAGCAGTTTCAGCAGGGGATGAACGCGCTGCTGGAGCAGGAGGTGGAGATTGAGCTGCCGCCGGCCGCGGTGCCCCTGGACGCGGCGGAGGGCGCCCGGATGACCCCGGAACAGATGGGCTGGCTGGATGGCCTGGTGAGCTTTGAGTGAGGCGCAAGATGAAGAAGAGAATGATCCTGGCGGCGCTGCTCTGCCTGGCGCTGCCCCTGGCGGCGCTGGCGGAGGAACCGCCGGCTGACAAGGCATATACCTGGGAATACCTGGCGAGCATCGGCGGCACGGCGGCGGCTGTGCTGCTGATCGTGCAGTACATCAAGCGCGGGCTGGACAAGGTGCGCCACATCCCCACCCGGGCGGTGGTGCTGGTGCTGGCGGTGGGCCTGCAGCTGGGCAGCGCCGCCGTGCTGCACGGGCTGAACTGGCCCGACGTGCCGCTGCTGGTGCTGAACGGCTTTGTGGCGGCGACCAGCGCCATGGGCATGTATGAGGTGACCTTTGCAAAGGGGGATGCCGCCCATGACGCTGCGTGATGTGCTGGACGAAATTGACAAGCTGAACCCGAACGACGTGGCAGAGGAGCGGAAGGTCGCCTGGCTGACGGGGCTTGAAAAGCAGCTGCTGGACGAGGTGCTGCGCACCCACCGGCTGACGGAGGCGGAAGCGGAGAAGGCGGCGGAGATCGCGGCGGCGGGGGACGCGCTGGAGGAGACCTACGTGCCCCTGGCGCAGCCGCCCCACAGCGACGTATATCGCTTTTACGCGGACGCGCAGATCGCCCTGGCCAACGTGGACACCGTGCAGTATGAGAACGCGCAGCAGCTGTACAACGGCGCGCTGATGACCTATAAGAACTGGTTCAACCGCACGCACCGGACACTGGCGGGCGGGGAGAAAGCGAGGTTTTGACATGGCATATCTACCCAGCCTGCGGCAGAAGGCGGCGCGGCAGGTGGTGACCAGCGCATTTGGCGGCATCAACCGGGCGGAACGCATACAGGACGGGGAATTCGCCGAGGCGATGAACCTGAGCACCCGGGAAGCGCCGCTGCTGTGCCCGCGAAAGCGGCGGGGCACGGTGCGGACGCTGAACAATCCCCAGGGCATACTGGCCAAGGAACGGCTGTGCTGGGTGGATGGCAGCCATGTTTATTATGACGGCGCGGCGGTGGCGGGGCTGACCCTGTCCACCGCCGCGACGGACTGCCCCAAGCAGCTGGTGGGCTTCGGGGCGTACATTCTGATATTCCCGGATCAGATGTATTTCAGCGCCCTTGACCCCACGGACTGCGGGAGCATGGGGCTGGACAGCACCATCACCTGCACCAGCAGCCGCAAGGCTACGCTGGCCCCCTGCCGGGTAGACGGGAGCGACTGGGGCAACATCACCGTGAGCGCCACGGAGCCGGCAGACCCGGCGAACGGACAATACTGGATGGACACGGGCGCCGCGCCCCACCGGCTGATGGTATACAGCACGGCCTATGGCAGTTGGACGCAGATACTGACGGTATACACCCGGATCAGCCTGGCGGGGATCGGGAGCGGGTGCAGGGCCGGGGACGCCATAGAGATCAGCGGGCTGACGGGCAGCGACCAGGTGACGCAGCTGAACGGGGTGCAGTACGTGTATGACTGCGGGCCGGATTACATCGTGGTGCTGGGGCTGCTGGATCAGGCGGTGACGAAGAGCAGCGGCAGCGTGCGCGTGCAGCGGCGGGTGCCGCTGATGGACTACGTGACCGAGAGCGAAAACCGGCTGTGGGGCTGCCGCTACGGGCTGAACCGGGACGGGGCGACGGTGAACGAGATATACGCCTGCAAGCTGGGGGACTTTCGAAACTGGAACGTATACCAGGGGATCAGCACGGACAGCTACACCGTGAGCGTGGGCAGCGACGGGCCCTTCACCGGGGCCATTACCTATGGCGGGTATCCGATGTTCTTTAAGGAAAACTGCTTGCACAAGCTGTACGGCGCGCAGCCGAAAAACTATCAGGTGATGACCACGCAGATGCGGGGCGTGCAGGCAGGCAGCAGCCGCAGCCTTTGCATTGTGGACGGAACGCTGATGTACCTGAGCCAGGCGGGGGCGGAGGCCTATGAGGGGGCGCTGCCCACGCTGGTGAGCGCGCCGCTGGGCGAACGCGCCCGGAGCGAGGGCGTGGGCGGCACCGCCGGGCGGAAATACTACCTGAGCATGCTGGAGGATGGGGCGCGGCATTTGTATGTATACGACGCGGCCAACGGGATCTGGCTGGAGGAGGACGCCATTGAGGCGGTGGGCTTCGCGGAATGGGGGGGCGACCTGTACGCCCTGGACGGGGACAGCGGCGATATGCTGGCCCTGCTGGGCACGGCGGGCACGCCGGAGGAAACGGTGAACTGGCAGGCGGAGAGCGGGCTGATTGGCTGGGACACGGTGGAACAGAAATATGTGACCCGGTTCAACATCCGCCTGGCGCTGGAACAGGGGGCGCGGGTGGAGGTACGGCTGCAATACGACGGCGGGGAGTGGCAGCAGAAGGCGGCGATCAGCAGCGACGCGGCGCGGACGCGGACGGCGCTGATGCCGGTGTATCCCCGGCGGTGTGACCATATACGCATGAGGATGACGGGCAGCGGCGAGGCGCGGGTATACAGCATCGCGCGGCTGCTGAGCGGAGGAGGCGACGGACAGCGTGGGTAAGATCAGGATCAGCCTGCCGGCGATCACGGCGGATCGGCTGGGTGACCCGGCAGCCAGCCAGAAAATACTGAGCTATCTGTACCAGCTGAACGAGCAGCTGCGCTACGAGCTGACGCACATCGACGATGACAATATCAGCGCCGGCGGGCTGGGGGAAAGCAGCCTGGCGGAGAGCATACGGCAGCAGCTGACGCTGATGCGCGAGATCGAGCTGGCGGGGGGCGCGGTGAAAATCAGCGCCACGGCCAAGGGACTGGAGGTGCTGACGGAGCAGACCGGCGTGGACGGCCTGGCGGAGGGGGAGACCCTGCGCGGGCTGATCAGCCTGAACGCGGGGGCGATCACGCAGGAGGTGACGCGGGCGACCACGGCGGAGGGGACGCTGGGCAGAACGAAGGTAAGCGTAACCGGCAACTATCTGACGGCGGACAGCATCGTGAGCGCGGTGAAAACCTATACCGACGAGAAGCTGGAAAGCTACAGCACGATTGAGCAGACCGGCGACGCCATCAGCCTGGCCGTGGGGAGCATACGGATTGGCGGGAGGAACCTGCTGAGGCACAGCGACACGCTGGAGATCGGCACGGATGCAAGCGAATATTGGGGAAGGTATTTGACTTCTTCCGTTACGCTGAATGACGACGGAGAGGCGCTGATCAGCGTAAGCGGGCAGACATCGAACACGAATTACTATCTTCGCAGCCCACTTGTTCCCCTGGATAGCGGATGGACGAACCGCAGCGTGACATTCAGCTGCTATATGAAGAAGGGTACCACCATCCCAGATCAGGGCGTTTTTGCCCATCTGATGTTCAGCAAGGGAAACACCACGGCAAACAACTATGATTTTGGATGGGTCTTGCGCACGAACGGTTCATGGAGCAGCACCGGCGTGCATGGCGCTGTGACCGTAGACGGAATTCCGGCGACAGAAAGCAATGTGCCGCTGTTTACGGACGGAAAATGGCACTGGGTCAGCCTGACATTTAACCTGGCAACCGCAGAATACACAGGGAGCGGCTACACCGGGCAATACGAGGATAACACGCATATGTTCCTGCGCATTTGTATGCGGCGGAATGGTGATGTTTGGATCAAGCGCCCGAAGCTGGAATGGGGCAATCATGCCAGCGAGTGGAGCCCGGATACAGACGATTATTATCAGCGGGAGAGCGGGATCGAGATTACGGCGGACGGGATCACGCTGACGGGGAGCAAGTATCTGAAGATGAACGCCGGGGCGCTTCTGCAAATGGAAAGCGCCGGGGATTTGTTCATTAACGGCGCAAACGGCGTCATCAACCTGGGCGGATCAAGCTCCATCAAAGCGACAAAGGGCGAGTTTACTGACAGCCTGATTGTCAATGGCGAGAAGGTCAAGAAGATCGTGGTATCCAGCGTCAGGCCAAGCGGGTATGACACGC